ATGCGATACGTTGTAACTTTAATGTTCTTACTCTTCGTAAGCACTCCAGCTTTGTCTGACGACTCGGAAACGAACCCATTGGCTAAAAAGATTAAAACTAAGATTCAAAGGAAAGCGGACAATAAATTTGATGACTACCAAGGTTATTGCGATGTCATGATAGAGATGGAACACAAAGGTAAAAAAGCAGTAATAAAAAGAGTAACCAGTAGTGGTGACAAAAAAGTTTGTCGGTATGTGAAATCCAACTTAAGGAAAGGAAAACGCTATCGTTATAAATATCCAGAAAAGTATATTCGGCTTCATATAGCCACAGGTTCGTGATTGCAATGTTGATTAGAAGCACCGGACAGCAAGAGCGCAAAGCTTTCAGACTCGATGAACTAGATGAAAATGAAGTGGCTCTCGTGTAATTGGTTGGGAATGCAGGCTAGGTGAGATAAACCAATCAACTCGAAATGATAATCTGCAGATAAAATCAGTATGGGAAGGAATTGCAAAAAAGTTTAATGGGCTCGGATTGTAAGGAATCTCAATGGCTTGCACTGGATTGGCCTTAGTGATTTCAAGTCCACAGGAACCACTATTACAGTGCGCATTATGCGACGTTATGTTGAATAATGTTTCATATCAATTACATATACACCCTTTTGATTATCAGGGTATATATGACGAACTTTCGAAAAATGAGCAAGAATTACGTTTTTCGTGAATTTGAGTGTGGTTTAAGCGTAGAAGAAGCAGCAAAACTATGTTTTAAAAGTGTGAGGGTGGTCAAGTTATGGGATTCAGGAAAGCCCATACCACCCGAATGCAAACGACTGATGAGAATGACCAAGGGGAGGGAACTAGCCACCTCAGAAGCTTGGGAAAATTTCAAAATGCATAAAGACACGCTCGAACTACCTACAGGACAACTAGTTACACCTCAAGAGATCCTAACTGGAATAGCTTTACTTGAAATTCAATCACCTAGTGACACAGAAACGCTTACAAGACTCGTTAAATATGCTAGATGTATAGCCGGACTTAAAAGGCAATAAATTTCATATAACAAGCGTCAAGGGCTTATAAATGAAAAAAATACTATTACTAGCGGTGGGTTTATCTGCGCCCTGTTTTGCCGGGTTCAGTAGTTTCAAAGAAACTAGCAAGGCAAATGGACAGTTTTACAAAACATACTTTAACGTCAGTGATACAGCAGAGTTTCATATAGGATGCGGAATTGGTACTGATGACAAGGGTTTCACAATTATTGGTTTAAGGCACCCTAATTTATATCCTAGGTATGGAGTCATAGATATAGAGCTATCCATTGACGGCTCTCAAAAAATGAAAATAAAGGGAGGAAGCAAAAGATACGATGATATGTTCTACGCTAGAAACCCAGACAACGAAGTGTTCAGGCAAATTTTTAATGGCAACTTGGTTGAAGTGTTAGCATTCAATGGGAAATCGAGGATTACGTTTTCACTAAATGGAAGTAAAAAAGTGCATAAGGAACTGTGGAAGCGTTGTAATCTATCCGATTACTAGCATCAATTTAGGATTAAATACATTTAAGCCCCAATAGGGGCTTTTTGTTTTTAAGGAAAGAAGAAAATCAGTAGGTTTGGAGTGAAGACTTTCACCCCGTATTACTATACGGGATGGACGCGCCGCGTCCGCACTCCTCCTCCTCAGTTTTCGTCGTCGTCATTTGTCCTAAACGCTATCAAGAGAAATCAATCTCGACACTCGATTGATATAGAGAACTATGGGAGAGATGAGATAGAGCCGACACTTGGGAGTGCCCTGGGCGTTTTGAATGGTCTAGTAGGAAAGGAGGGCGGCAGAACCCAAGTGAGTTTGGGTTGCTAACCGCGCCGATTAAGTGGGGAGGCTATCTTTAGTTAAGTGGGCGGCTTGGTGCCGCGTCGTCGCTCCGCAACTCCTTATCCCTGCGGGGCTGTTTTCGTGGAGACAAATACCAACCGAGAAAAATCCCCAAAGAGAATATCCAAAGCAAATCTAAGAACTGCAAGGAAGCAGAAACCCAAAAGAGCAGCTCAGCTCCCTTTAGATTCACTGTAGACCAAGTAACGAACCCAGTGATACCAATCAGAGAAGTCATAGCCACTACGAAGAATCCAGCGCTTATGCCTTGCAACTTGTCTATAAAATTCATACATCCTTACCTCACATCAAAAAAGAGTTTTCACTCATCGCTTGACCACGTAGAGAGCCAATACTGGCGACATCCGTCTCAATGGAATCTACATCACGACCACCACGGTCATTAGTGGATGGTTCGCACGTTATCAGGCTTTTAAGCTCACCTTGTTTGAGAACCATTAAGCATTCGTCCAATAGCTCAAATTGAACATCCACAGCTTCCAGATAACGTTTATTGATGGAATAAAGCCCGTCGTCGGTATAAGCGTTAATCACCACATCAAAGTTAGCCGTTCTCAGGTTGATTCCGTTTTTCTGTTTAATGATCGTCTTCTTGTGAAAGCCAGACAGATAAGCAGATTGAAGCCCCTCAAAATAGAGAACATCCGTTACAGGAACAAAAGGAGAGCTGCCTTGCTGACTACTCGAATTAGCAGTCCCACCGCTAGGTAAAACAGAATCCCCTTTAGTAGACGTCGAAGCCCGTCCAGCCGGAACAGATTCCAAATTTTGGCTGTTAGTTTTCGTCTCAAGTTCATCTGTTGAAACCTGACTTTCATCTTCAGTAAGTAAATCCATAGCGCCATAAATAAAATACACCGGACAAGCAATCATTAAGAACAAGGCTAGAAAGAATTTCGGAGAGCGAAACAGCGTATTCAAGCCACCTGATTTAGTAGCCGCACCCGTACCCGTAGACTTATAAAGTAGGTGCGCTTCCAAAGGGATTTTTTGAGGGAATAGGTTTGCGTCTTTCTTTTGCGGAATAACTGGTTTAGTCACATTGGTAGGGTGTTTGTATATCCACGGTTTACGCTTAGCAAAGAAAAAGCCATCCCTATTTTTGTGAAAGAAAGCCTGCTCAGCACACGCCTTGATTGAGCTATCTATCTGTTGCCAATCAGGAGAGAGCAACTCAATATCCCAGTTGTATTTTCGATGACGCATAAAGCCCTCGTTATAAGTTAACGGGTAGATTATGCGACCATTTTCGTCGTATTCAGCCACGCCTAAATCGTCTATCTCACACGATTGCAACGTACTCAAATCGACAGGAACGTGGCGAGAATCGAAAAACTCCTTATAGCCTTTAGGTAGGTTTGGGAGGAATTCCTCTAAAGGGCGATATTTAATTTTTCGACCATCAAAGCCGATGTTTTTAGAAAAGATATCCTGACACTCATCAATAACAATGAGCGCGTTAAGAGGGCACCAACAGAAGAAATGCTGCCAGAGTTCAATACCAATTTCAGAGCGCGAGAAAATACGAATCAACTTAGCAGATGAAGGGAATTTAATATTCAAGCGCTTTTCAATTTCTTCTAAGGGCTGCATACCCTCAAAGTTGGTCACAACCACACGACCAGCCTTGAGAGCAGGGAGAATAACAAACCACGCCGTGTAAGCGGATTTATAAGAGCCATTGCCACCCGTTCTAATACTAATTGCCATTGTTGTTACCTCGACATTCTCATTACAAGTGCAGTAGTGGCGCAATTGGCATAAATAGCCATCCCATCAGGCACCTTAAATAATATCCCCCAATAACGAAGTTCAGAGGGGAGCAAGTTAAACAAATCAGAGAATAGGGAGCTAAAACCAATCTCATCTAATAATGTTGTCGCCACCAAATAAGAGATACGCAGAAACTCAATCATCACCATGAATTTCATTTTTATCCACCATGCTTGGAGCCACACAAAAGCCGCATCAAAATAGCTACCTGCATTACTGAAATAGTTAAGAATGGTCTCACCCATGTTGGTGATGTACTAGAAAAAACTCATACATTAGAAAGCCCCTCCGATTGCTCTTATCCCTAACAAGCCAAATACAAACAAAACCACCGCTCCGATGATTCCGGCGTTATCCTGTAACGCTGCCATAACTGCATTCTGTTGACGGACTACATTGCCGCGAACCGTGAGTTCGATGTTATGAGCGTTGTAATCACCGCCGTTAACATCAGACGTAAAGTTGAAGTAAGCGCGGTACTGATTTAATAAATCCTTATATTCATTTTTAAGGACAGTAATTTCAGCGTTTAAGTTGTGTAATTGGGTAGCTGAATAAAGGGGGACAACAGTACCACCACCGCCACCATCAACCATAGGTTTACCTAACCCCTCAATAGCATCGACCACATCACCAAAGCCCTTTTGGTTAGTTGATTCCAAGTCACCAAGGTCATTAGATAGTTGACCGAAGCCATTGTTTAAAAGGTTATTTGCAGACGTAAGCAAGCCATTGGTTTGATTGCCAATATCAGACAACATATCGGACTGACCATTAATTGCATTAGCCACATGGTTTGCATTATCGACAACGGTATCGGTATTCAAATCAACCGACGCCTTGAGAGCATCCAGAGCGGATTTTGTTTCAGCTTGGTTTTTGTTCATGTCGTTATTGATACCAGTTAGCTGAGAGTTAACATCCTTATTCATCGCCTTAATAGCCGCTAGAGTGTCACTAGTATTATCAACATCCGGTTCAGGTTTATCAGGGTCAGTAGAGCCACCACCACCACCGCCAGATGGTTTATCAGGGTCACCTAAATCACCACCCGTTGGAGGGTCGATATCGGTATCACCCGAACATTCCGGCCAGTTTGGGGAAAAGATGGTACAAGACTCAGGTGGAGGAACGTCACACCAATTGTTTTCTGGTGTACAGCACATGCCATATTCAGGATTCCAATCAGGATGAGTCTCGTCACATTTACTATCATCATCCAAACAAGCAGGGAATGAAGGGGAGCCAGGCTCACAAGACTCAGGAGGAGGAGGATTACAAGTCATATCTAAGGATTCGGTTGCATCACTACAGGAAACCTCAGGAGACCAGCCATTCCCCTTATCAAAACAGGCATCTTTGAATTGATTCATTTGATTTATAGTGTCAGGCTTCTCACAGAAAGGAACCGGAGGCTCCTCACACTTGCCAGTGTCAGGATTTACCTCCTGACCATCAGGGCAACCAGAAACATAAGAACCACCAATTTGAGCTATTTTTGAACCGTAATATTCAAATTCAACACTTAGCCACGAACCAACCCAATAAGCACTTTTACAAGCGACATTTCTTGAACCATCAGGCCAAGAAATACCAGACACATTAGGGGGATTAGAAGTATCAACGACATCCCCACGAGAATAACCAGTACAACGATATGCAATTGAAGCTGAATTACCCTCGCGGTCTATTACCAAATATTGAGAAGAAGCACTAAACGAAACACTCAGCAAAATAACCAGTGACGCAATGCTTTGTTTAATACTCATTTGTATTCCTTATAAAAAAATAACGCCCCACTAGGAGGCGTTAATACCAGACTTAAAACCCCCAACGAATCCACCGAACATCGAGAGAGCGAAAAGTAGGGTGAGTATGGCGGTTAACGTCTCTTGCATAGTGATTACGAACGCATCGCGCCAATCATCATACGAAGACCAAAACCGATAGCCGCTAGACCAATCAGACCAACCACAACTAGCGTGTAGTTTGCTTGACCTTCAGTAACAGCCGTATTGATAGCAGTTGAATGGTCAGCAGCGAAAGTAGAGCCAGACGCTACCGCAGTAGCCAGAAGAACAGATAGTTTTTTCATAGGAATATCTCCAAAAGGTTTTACAGGATTAGGCTTTACCAAGCCCTTTAACGATTCGTCCGAGCACATGACCGGACACAAATGAGAGCAGCAAATAACCTGTTATCTCAGCGTAAAATGCTGCATCAATATCAAACTCCAAGTTTGCGCGAGTCGCCATCAACTGATAGTCGTCATTGCTCACCACTACGAACGTACAATTGGCTAACGGTTCATAGGGGAAAGCTTTAATCGTTCCATCAGTGAGGATTTCCGCACAGACTGAGAGAGTCATAATTCGTCTTCTAACTCCGCAATTTTGAAATCAGTAACTAAGTTGCGCTGAGGGTTCTCAGGGTCAGGCTCAAGAGTTAGAACGCACTTAACAGGGAACTGGTTTTGAATCTTGTCAAACTCAGAAAGTAGAGCAGGGTTAGCCGCCATAGACATTTGCTTTTGAGTTAAGCCATATGCCTTACATTGACCCTTAGCAGACTTCCAACCTTGATTGGGTACAAGAATATTTAACTGAGCAAAGTTGTAGGGTGTATCGTCCTTTTTGGACAGACCGACAGAATGCTCACAGCCAGCCACAACAGCAGTGATAGTGTTACTCATTTCATTTACTCCAGATTGATTGCGTTTAAAGCCCGACCGACTGGAAAGTTAATGCGGTCGGGGATATCAGTAATATCTAAGCCGTCAGTGAGACGCTTAATGATTTTTTCATGCGCGTTTTTCTCATCAGAGTAAAGCTGAGCCATAAGGTTAATAAGCTTGCCGTACTGAGTTTTCGCATGTTTGATAGCGTTTTCTAATGTGGTTTGAAACTGGACTTTTACCGTCGGAATCGCCACAGGTTGAACACTAGGAATTAGCGTTGCTAGAGCAGGGTATGCACCAGAAAAATATTGGTCACTGTTGGTTAGAACATCCAAAGGAATCACACGAAAGCGATTACCAATTTGAACCTCGAAACGGTTCCAGTTTGGGAAATCCTGACACTTAAGTTGCGCACCTTTATGGTAAGCGCGGAATATCTTGCCGTTCTCACGTGCACCCACGTAAAACGTATGACCAGCATCAGGAACCAAACCGCATTTTCTACGGTCTTCTTTACTCATACCACGACCACCCCAAAACTCACCCCAAGATGGAGGTGTGCCGCGTGTAATGAACTCACCGTTACAGTAACGCTCCTTAATCTCATCAATGGTTACATTGCCTTGCATGTCATCAAGAGCAATATCAACACGAGTTAATTTTGTATTAGGAATCTGTTTAAGTGCATGTTGGAGCTTAGCCATATCAACAGCCTCGCAACCCTTGCCAGAGAACGATACATAAAAGCCAAAGTTAGCCGCACCCCAAGCCACTAAACCTGCCTGAGTACCGTTACAAAGCAACTTAGCCGAATGAGAATAACCAGAGAATCCACCGCCTTTACGTTTAATTTCCCAGTGATTACCCTCATAGCTAATTTCGTTTTGAAGTACCTCAAGAAACGATTCAATTTCTCCATGACAAAGCACGTCTAACATGTCGATACCGATGTTAGAAATGAGATTGTCGTAGCATTCCTTGAACGTTTTATCCGTCGCAATTTCTAGGTCTGCGTCTTTCAATTCCTTGTCAGCCGCAGCAAAGTACAAATCACTGTTAGCGAATTCGTTACGCTCATCACAACCAAGAGCATGAGCAAGATTTTCCATGAAGTAGGCGATTTGGGTTTTCTCACGGTGAGCAACAGCCACGACATTTTGAGATTGAAATTCGTTAGTTTGAGCAATTGCGAAACGCTGTTTAGCCATTTCCTTGCAACGTTGAAGAAGCTCAGGGGAGCCAGAAAAACTAACAAAGTCGATAATCGTTCTATTCATCGCAGTAATCCGCATCAAAAGCACCAGATTCACGAAGCTCACGCTCATTTTCATCCGTGATTTGAATCAATTCTCGACACTCACCACATGCAAACATGTACATTTCTTGTTTGGTTTTGAAGTACTCAGGTTGACCATCAATAGAACACCAAAAGCCATCTGAGTGATGCTCGAAGTAAACTGGACGTTTTTGAGGTCTATTGATTTCGAGAGTCATTATTTTTCTCCCAAGCGCTCAATAAGACGTTCTTTGTTATCGGTAAGCGAGTTGTATGCCTTTGCAATATCGTTGTACTCATCAACACTAACTTTTCCGTCAGAGAGAGAAGACTTAAGCATTGACTGGGTTAAAGGGAAATCAAAAGAAGAAGCGAGCTCACCGTATTGATGATCATTAATTTCAAGTGAGCCCTCATAAGAGGCAACGCCAAAAAAAATAGCGAATCCTAAAGCAGCAATAGCAAGAGTTCCAAATAGCTCATCAAACATAACAACCACCTTGACTAGTTGAGAAAGTGACCGCCAGAGCCAAGACGTAAGCGTCAAGGGCAAACGCCCCAAGCCAAGGCGGTCTTAATTACGATTTGTCGTAAGTGTAATTACGGATTTTCGTAATTGCTAGATGCGAATTTCCGTAACTACTAAGCTAAAATCAAGAAAACGGAGGTAGTCCCATGTATCAAAGTGAGCTGTTAGATGCCTACAAAAAGGCGAAAAACTACGTACAAGACAAGCAAATCGCACATGATTTGAATGTAAACGCGTCCAGAATCAGCGAAATGCGAAAAGGAAGACGCTATATATCTGATTCAGAAGCAGTTTTTCTAGCGGAGAATTCAGGAATTGACCCAGAGATAGCTTTGTTGGGATGTCACGCTGATCGCAACGAAAATCCACACATAAAAGGAATGTGGGAAAACATTGCAAAAAAGTTTAACGGGCTAGGATTATCAAGTATTTCAATGGTTTGTGGCATGTTTGCGTTGTGGCTTGGCGACCTTAAAGTAGCTATAGCTAAGTGCGCATTATATGTGTTATGTTAA